GGCGCGGTCGCTACGTGTCAGGGCTTGGCGCGGTGCGCGTGCTGGACGAGGCGGGCGGCGTCGAGGCTCTGGTGGACGCGCTAGGGCTGCAACGCGTGGCACCGCAGCAGGCCGGGCGCGGCGACATCGTTGCGCAGGAAACCGGGCGCGGGATGACGCTCGGGATTTGTCTTGGCGAGACGACGGCTTTTGTTGCAAAGGCCGGACTTGTTTTCGGGCCGCTTTCAAACGTCGAAACCGCTTGGAGAATTTAACATGCCACAAGCAATTTTTACTCAAGCAGCAGTCAAGGTAGTTGCATTTTTCGCAGGCGTGCCATCGGGCGCAGTTGCGGGATCGGCAATTTACAGCACGGCCGTCAAAGCTGTTGCGGCTGTTTTGAAATTCACGGCTTACGCATCAGCATCAATGGCCGCGTCGAAGCTGCTCGCGCCAAAGATGCCCAGCTTTGCCGACTCGTCGCTCTCGGATCGCTCGCAGTTGGTTCGCAATCCGATCTCGGCGCGGACGATCGTTTACGGGAAAACAAGAGTGAGCGGCACCATCGTTTATCTCAGCACGACGGGCGCGACCAACGAATATCTGCACATCGTCCTGACGCTCGCCGGCCACGAGGTCGAAGCCATTGACGAGGTGTATTTCAACGACGAGCTGGTGCCGCTGACCGGCAACACGCCCACGGGATTCTACGCAGGCGTTGCCCGGGTGAACAAAAAGCGCGGCGTTCCCGGCGACACTGCGGACGCGGATTTGATCGCGGACACCGCGAGCCTGACCGATGGCAAATGGACGTCGGACCACAAGCTCTCTGGCATCGCCTACCTCTACGTTCGCCTGACGTGGGACGCCGAGAAATTCCCGAGCGGGATTCCGAACATCAGCGCCGTGATTCGCGGCAAGAAAGTGCTCGATCCGCGGACGGGAAACACCGGCTACTCGGCCAACGCTGCGCTCTGCTTGCGCGACTATCTGACCGACACGGCGCTCGGCATGGGCATGACCGCAGCTGAGGTTGACGATACCGCGTTCGGCGTCGCCGCAACCATCTGCGAGGAACAGGTTCAAATCCTGCCCGTCTCGCCCGTCGTCAACGAGAACCGCTACGAGGCGAACGGCGTCATCGTGACGAGCGCATCGCCCGACGAGAACATCGGCAAGCTCCTCAGCGCGATGGGCGGACTGATCGCATACACGGGCGGCCGCATCGTGCCTTACGCGTCCGCCTACCGCATACCAACGGTGACGCTGACCGAGAAGCATTTCGTGGGACCGCTCAACGTGCAGACGCGGACGAGCGCGCGGGACCGGGTGAACTCGGTCAAAGGCGTTTACGTTTCGGAGACGAACAACTGGCAGGTGACCGACTTCCCGACGATCAGCTCGGCCACCTACGTCACCGCAGACAACAACAACGTCTTTTTCCGCGACGTGGTTCTGCCGTTCACGACTTCGCCGAGCTGCGCTCAACGGCTCGCCGTTCTGGAGCTGCGCCGCGCTCGCGAGGAAATCACGTTCTCCGCACGCTTCCGCCTCGAAGCGATGCAGGTCCGAGCCGGGGACACGGTCATGATTACCAACGAAAAGCTCGGCTGGTCGTCGAAGGTCTTCGAGGTCATGGAGTGGAACTTTGCGAGCGACGGGACGCCGCCTCAGGTGTTCATCGACATGACGCTGCGGGAGACCGCTTCGTCGGTTTATTCGTGGGACGTTGACGAGGAAATCTTCGTCGAGGACTCGCCGAACACGACGTTGCCGAACGCGTTCACGCTCGCAGCGCCGACGAACCTTTCGCTGACCGCAGACGGAACGACGCAACTCGTGCAGGCCGACGGCACGATCTTGCCACGTATTCGCGTCGGATGGACGCCACCGGCCGAGGAATTCATTCAGTCGGGCGGCTTGGTCGTGATCGAATACAAGCCGGCCGCGAGCACGACATACCTTGAGTGGAGCAGTCTCAAAGGAGACATGACCGAGGACTTCATCTCGTCCGACATTACGATTGGCACCAACTACAACGTGCGGATTTACGGCGAGAGTTTCTTTGGGATTTCGACGAGCTACCTTTCCGGATCGATCACGGTGGCAAAAGACACGGACGCTCCGGCGATTCCGACCGGACTCAGCGCTGCCATCGGGACCGGCAAGGCCGTCTCGCTCGACTGGAACGACAACACCGAGCCGGACTTTTCGGAGTATGGCATTTATCGGAACGTCTCGGCAATCACGCCGGCCAACGCGAACACGGACAAGATCGCCGAGGTTCGCGCGTCGCGGTTCGTGGACACGGACGTAAACATCGGAACGACGTATTACTACTGGCTGACCGCCTACGACTCAGTCGAGAACGTCAGCGGATTTACGAGCTACGTGCAGGCCACGCCGTCCGTCATCACGGCCGGGCCGATTGACCCGACTGCGCCGGATCAGCCAAACGCTCCGACGCTGGTCAGCACGACGGTCTATCCTTCCACGGACGGCACGAGCTTTGCGCGAGTGTCGCTGACAGCGCCACCGTTGCCGACGAAGGCCGTTGCGCTCGATATCCTCTACCGGCGCACGGGCGCGAGCGATTTCATCATCGGCAATCAGATCAACTCGTCAGTCTCCTACGCCGTCACGATTGACGATTTAACCGTCGGCGAGGCTTACGAATTCGGCGCACGCGGCATTTCTTTCTCGGGTGCGTTGTCGCTTGTGTCGCCGCTGCTCAGTCTGACAGCGCCGAGCAACACGATCCTGCCGACGGCACCGACGGCTTCATTTATCGACGGGCAATTTGCACCGCCAGTTTCGCAAGGGAAAATTCCGATGTTTGCGGTTGGCATGACGATCACTGCCTCAGCGAGCACAGACATTGCGCGAGTGCAGTCGAAGGTCGCGGTTACAAATGATCCGACAGATGGTTCGTCGTGGTATGCGGACGGAAACAACAGTCTTTTTGACCAAGCGATGCCGGCGAATGGCAGCGTGAGAGTGGCCTTTTATGACGGCGCGGGAACGACCGCAGGCTTCGGCTTTGCTCGCGTCATCTCTCGCAGCGGCGTCGCCTCGAACTGGACCTCGCTCGGCAGCGTGCAGGCTGACCCGTCGCTGATCAAGCGACCGCTCGGAACGGTCTCGCAATTCAACACGGACGACGTGAGCACGACCGGCATCAAGACCGGCGGCGGTGCCAGCACTCGGCAGATCAACGTGATTTTCTCCGAATCGGTCGTTGCTACCTTGGCCGGCGGTGCGGCTTCGGAAACTTTTGAGACATCGCTGACCAATCGCGGATTCAGCGCGAAGCCCGACATCGGGATTGCGCAGTGCGCATCGGACGGCAACATCTCGGCCGCTTACGATTTCGACGCAGCGGGCAACAGCAGCGTGACCGCAGTCATTCGCGTCTCGACAATCGACGGCTCAAACATCAGCGCAGGCAATTACCGCTTTAGCGTCGAGTTCACTGACTTCACTTAATTTATGGCCTTTCAAAAAACCATCACCCTTGCCAGCGGAGTCTCAGGAAATTACACGCGGCTCATTACCTACCGCTGGGATCGTTCCACGCGTGAGGCCGTCGCGTTGTTTGCGCTCTACCTCGACGCGCAGGCCGCGCAGGCAGGCAAGCACGCGCTCACTCCGTTCATCGCCAAGCTCCGCCTCGACGGGGCAAAGTTCGACCTCTACCTCGGCAACGCGGTGCTGAGCGAGCACGCGGCGATTGCTCAGCTTTACGCAGCGGCGAAGGCCGAGCCGGTCTCGTGCGACGCCGGATCAAACGTCTTCGCCGACGCCGTGGACGCGTAGTAATTCCGCGCTGAGTCTGTTTTTTCTTCAGACGTAAGCCGTTGACTATCAACGCGCACGGATTGCGTGCGATACTTCGCGCACATTTGGCTTCACATCGCGGGGCGGATGTGTATGGTTTGCTCATCGGAGGGAATTAACCCGACGACAAAACAAAACAAAATGATCACCTCACTGCTCCAAGTTCACGAAGTCGCCGACAAAATGTTCTCAAGCGATTCTGCAATTATTTCGGTCAACATCCAAACCTCTTGGGGTCTCGTGACTGCTTTCAAGGATGGTTCCGTCAGGATGGCAAAGTGATAAACCCGACCCGCGCCGAAGTCACTAAGGCGCACTTTTTATCATGAAACGCCTCGCCCTCCTCCTCGCGCTCGCGGCCACCGCTCACGCGGCGCCACCAGACTCATTCTTCCGCGCTCTGCACATCGTCGAGACCTCGGGCCGCACCGGGCCGATCATCGGCGACAACGGCAAGGCGCTTGGACCTTTGCAGATTCATCGCGCATACCACGCGGACAGCCGCGTTGCCGGCGATTACTCGCGAGTGGCGGATCTTGAATACTCGAAGCGCGTCGCGACCGCCTACCTTAAACGCTACGCTCCGGCGGCGTGGAAGGCGGGCGACGTCGAGACGTTGGCTCGCGTGCACAACGGCGGACCACGCGGGCATCTCAAGTCGGCGACCAAGGGCTAC